ATAGTTCCGCCGCGACCTTTTTCTCTACGAGCCATAATAATTCTTTCAATTAAGCGTTAATAGTATTACCTCTACCGGATTCTTTTTTAACCTTCTTCATTAAGTCACGCCAGTCTCCACTTGTTCGACCAATAGTGCTGTTGACCATAGATACTGAATGGGGGGTTTGTAACCCTTGTTTTAAATCACTTGATGCTGATAGAATATGTTGCAATTCGTCCCAAGAACAAATCACCTCGTATTCTCTATCTTTCTTGCTATCAATGATCGTGTATGTGGGCATAATGATATTCTTTCCTAAAGGTATGCTGCCGGCTAACTATGGCTATAGTATTATATAGCACATTGTTAAAACCGGCAACAGGGTTTTACTCCAAAGTTAAAGTTTCTTTAAGCAGCCATTCTCTCAGCGATTCGTCCCGTCAAATAACTTAGCTTATATTCCAACTTTACAGCTAGGTTGCTATTGCCAGTGGATCTGACATCATCAATGTATTGTTGTAATTCAGCCACGTCATTATCAAGTCTTGCTAATTGAATTTCGGTCATTAACGACTCCTTTGTGGGAAGTAAAAAAACCGCAGGCGAGAAACGCCAGCGGTCAGGTTGTGTCTAATCTATCGCATATTTGTATCCTATTTGACGATTAAACCTGGGTAAGCCTCTTGGACTAATTTCTTGGTGATCCCTTTGCCGAGGCTTTCTTTATTGATCATCTTAATCAATACCTCCGCATCTTGGGGATGAACAGCTTCTAGCATATCAATGAACATACGCTCGCGCTTCATTACTTTTAGGTTATCTCCCGCAAGACCTTTAACAAAGAACTTGAACTTCATATGTTGCTTGAGGAGCGATGATGGAATCGATCCTTCTTGATTGGGAGTATATGGAGGGGTGCCGCCTGGCAGAGTAAATACAACAATATCATCATAGGTTGCTTGGAGAACATCTTTTAGCGCAGGAGTCTCATATTCTTTGAGGATCTTGATTTTATCTGCTTTAGATGTAGCCTTGGCAGCTGCAGCTAATACTTCATAAATTAATTTATGCATCACGTGGGCCATTGTTTATTCGCTTTCAATTTTCTTCACCATGTATTATATATCAGTTTAAATTGCTCTGTTATACAAAATCGGCCATACATTCAATCAGAAGACGACAACGCTTTTCCACAAGATAGTTCATAACTTTATGCTTGGGCACAGAATATGCTTCAAATATATTCCGAATGCGTTGCTTAATTTCATTGGGTGTGTACTCCAAATCAATTAGCTTTCTATTCCTTGTGTAGTTGCGAAACACTTCTTCACCGAGAGCCATAGGATCATTAATCAATATATCGATATTCTTTTGACGGAGGGGCGTTTGACGAATCTCATCCGTAAAGCAATTATCAGCGCTTAAAACATTTGGGACACCATCAGACGTATCACCTCTAAGTACCAGGTTCCAGATCTGCGATAAAGGCCTATCTTCTTTAATAAATTTCTTCTGTACAGGTGAGTATTGGGCAATGTTATTAAACTTTTGAAGCTGCGCAAAGTCTTTATCGCCAGAGATAATCATTACATTCTCAAAATGTCCAAACTCTTGAGTTAATCGACACAGCTCACCAATCACATCATCAGCTTCACACTCATCTACATCTACGACCTTCCAAGGGAAGTTCTCTTTGATCTCTTGGAGAACCATATTGGTAATACGAAACAGCTCAGTCCAATCCATTGTAGATTCTTTACGCGCGGCTTTACGTTTATGTTTGTACTGAGGAAAGTAATCTTTACGCCAGTTCTTTCCACCATCGGTGCAGATAACGATTTCGCCATACTTCTCTTTATGTCTAACCCGGTGCATACGAATACTATTAAGAATCATATGACGAATCATATCTTCCTGTACATCTAGCTTCATTGCAACCACGTTACTGATTGCAATAGCATTATAGTCAATTAGAATCATGTCACTTCCTCAGATGTTTAGAGTGAATCTTACACCCTATGAATTCATTATAATACATCGGATTCAACAAAACGTCAAGCTTAAATTGTAGCTTAGCTTCATAATAACTACAGTCTCCTTTGGTCTCGCAAAGCCTAAGAATCTCGCGTTTAAACGATGCTGCACCTTTCTGCTCGACCAAGGATTTAACTTCGGCAGAGGACCCATAGTACTTCTGCCAGTCGCTTTCAACAAGCGTTTTAACGCGTCTCTTACGGGTTTTGGTCACTGGCAATGTCTTTGGCTTCCAAAAGTACTTTTTGCCAACATACATCTTGCCTGTATCAAGTTCGGTAATTCTATATACAAACCCTTGGTACATTCCCAAAGCCTGTGTATACTCTTCGCCTTCATAGTGCCACATAAAAAAATACCCTCACATTCCTATGAGGGTATTTAGTCTAGTCGTCAGACTGTTTATATTCCATTCCAACTCCGCACATGGGACAGTAGAGCGGGAGCTCTGATTCTTCATAGACCAGAACCTCTGTCTCAACTTCACAATTGTAGCATTGACCGTAGTATTCTGTTTCTTCCATTTATGCCTCACATGCTGCGCAGTCATCTGACATGACCTGCTTCCTTGTTAATGATTGAGCCGCTGACATAGAGAAACTATAATATAGACTCTTAATACCCAGTTCGTGAGCCAGTAAGTAAAGCTGGTTGATTTCTTTTACTGATGTATCAGGGTCTAACATAAGGTTGATGCTCTGCGCCTGATCTATATAGGTTTGACGAGTTGACGCCTGGTTAATAATAGCTTCAGGATTAATCTCCGAGAAAGTCTTAAATACTTCTTTCTCTTGATCAGTCAGTACATTGAGCTTCTGCACTGACCCATCGTTGTTACGAATCTGATCCCAGATCTCTGGCTTATCCTCACCCTTTTTCTTCAACAAGTCCGACAGATATGGATTCCTGATTGTTACTTTCATCTTGGCAAGATCTTTAACATAGCAGTTAGAGAACTCAGGTTCAATAGACTGAGATACTTGACCCAAGATAAAGCTAGAAGACTTGGTAGGAGCAATAGCATTCAATGTAGTATTGCGACGACCATAACCCTTTAATAGCTCAGGCTCGCCAAACAGAGCAGCTAGCTCTGTCGATGCTGCATACGAGCGCTCTTTAACTGTCTTGGCGATGTGTAGGTTCAATTGAGCTGCTTCTTTGCTCTCAAACCCTAACATCTTTGACTGTAGCAGTGAATGCCAACCCAAGATACCGGCACCAAGAGCGCGGTGACGTACAGCAAACTTGTGCGCACGTTTGAAATAAGGCTCTCCTTCAGTCTTATTAATAAACTCAGTCACAACTGTATCAAGGAACATTATCAGAGTCTCGATAGCATCTGTCTGCTCGATCTCATCCCACTTAGCAACATTAATTGAAGACAGTACACAAGTAAATGTTTCTTCTGCTGATGATGGTAGAGCAATCTCTGAACACATATTGGATGCGTAGATCTCCATCTTGAGATCTTTATACACTTCTGGTTTGCCTTTGTTTACATTGTCCGAGAACAAGATGTATGGAAAGCCAATTTCAGAACGTCTCTGAAGAACCTTAGCCCACAGCTTGCGGGCATCAGCATCTCCAGCTTTCATCTTAGCAATGAATGCATCCGAAACAGTAATGCCTGTAGTCAGGCCTTGAATAGGATGACCCTCTGTCGCTATATCTAAGAACTCACTTGCATCTGGATGTTCAATAGGAAGATAAGGTGAGAAGAACCCACGGCGAACAGAACCCTGAGATACCACAGAAGCTAGCTTGTCATACATCTCCATAAAGTGTACAGCACCAAACGATTCACCATTGTTTGTAATAGGTGCACCTCTACCACGAAGAGCTCCAAAGAAACCAGATGTACCACCACCAGACTTCATCAACATACCATTCTCAGCATGACCCTCAAGAATAGATTCCATGTGGTCATCAATAAAGGAGCCAAAGCACGACACAGGTAACCCACGGTCAGTACCATAGTTAGACCACACAGGAGATGCTAACGAATAGAAACCACGGCTCATGTAATCATAAAACTTATCTGCATATCCTTTGACACCCAAATGTTTTTCAGCTGTATCCGCAATTAGTCGGATACGGTCTTCTGCGCTCTGACCAGGAAGTAAATACCCCCTACTCAAGAACGTGCGTGATTGTTCGTTTAGCCAATCAAATGACATTCACTTCTCCTAAAATAGATCGTCTGATGTGAACGCTTTACTCTTCTTGGAATACGCTGTCGAGCGCTTCACGAAGAAGTCGACGTTCTTTGTACTCAATGTCTCTTCAATGAACCATTGAGTATCTTCAATCGCTTGTGGATCTACAGTGTACAATGGTTTCTGGCCTATGGCAACAAGCGATTGATTAAATCGTTGCTTGAGGAACTCTTTAACTGTTTCTTTAGGTAAGAAGTCTAAGTCAGCTTCGCCATAGATCCAATCAACAATATCAGACTCAGCTTTGAATGCTTGGCGGCACAACGAGTTAATTGTGGTTGTTGCGTCTTTATCAAACCATGTGGGGTTCTCTGCCTTGATAATATTAACCAGATCAAAGCCAAAGCGTGCATGAACGTCTTCTTCCTTGGAGGTCGCTTCTACGGCGTTAGAAATACCCTTTAAGACGTTCTTATGCTTGTTAAATGCCATCATAATAAGGAACTGGCTGAACAACGATACGTTCTCGATAAACATAGAGAACAGAACGATATTGTGGAAATAGTCTTTATTATCTACAGGAGTTGCCATAGCGCGCTCAAGATAGTCGATGCGCTTTCTCATAGCTGGTACTTCTGTCAGCGTCTCAAAGCGTTCGTTCAGACCCATCATTTCTAACAAGTGGGAATATGCATCAGCATGACGTACTTCAGATTCACCAAAGGTTACACCGACAGCTTGGATTTCAGGCTTTGGCATCTTGTCACCAATCTTAGTCCAGAACGTCTTAACTTGCACTTCGATCTGTGAGATAGCTAGCATGGCTTTCTCAACAACAGATGCCTCGTGCTCAGTCAGATTGACCTTCATATCTTGGATATCAGATGAATAGTTAAATTCTGTGTGCACCCAATATGAGTGCCGGATGGCATCAACATACTCAAGCAGCTGAGGATATTCATATGGCTTAAGAGCTACTCTCTTACGGAAGACGTCGGGCATGTTATTTGATCTGTATACAATATATTCACGGGCAAGGTCATGAAGACCCATATCCATAATAACATTCTCTACCAGTTTGTGAACAATGTCCACATCGATGGGAGGATCCTGCTCGTCTAAGCGGATCACTACTTCATCTGCAATTTCTTGGGATAGGTTCTTGCTGCGGATATTAATAGACGTCATAGCTTTCTGAACAGCCTCAACGATCTTTTCTACAGTAAATGGCTCCGTTGAGCCATCGCGTTTGATTACAAACTTCGGGAATGCAACTATTTCATTCATGCGCTTTTACTCTTCTCTGATGTATGATGGAACTATTATATAGCATTTACCAGATGCGGGAAACGCATAAAATGCGTGGTAGAATATTTTTATTTTATTTTATTTAGTAGAGCTGATCAATACATTGTATCTATAAAGGTCTCCGCCTCAACAAGCCGGCCTTTTGGAACAAGTTTTGTGCTGGCGATCATGTGTTTGTATACAGCCTCTGCAAGAAACTGCTGGCCAGGTTCTTGTAAGTGCGCGCTACCCTTCGGATATTTGTGTCCATGCGAGGGTAGCAGTTTATCCATGTTAAAATATTCCCCTGAGTCATAATTTAAGACTCTTGATTTGTCAATCGAATCAGAAACATCGTTATAAGCCTCGTGAAATATCTGCGGCCAAATAATAAATGTATATGGAATTTCTCTATCATTCAATGCGAGTTCAATTTGTTTAATCTCTGCCATCATGTGAATTGTACACGCTGCAATAGCTCCGCGACCTTCAAAGTATTGGTCGCAGAATGCTTTATCAGCTTTTGTTAACCCGTCATAGGGTTTTGCAACAAATCTGGATTCCTCCTTTGGCCAGCTACCATTGGGCTGGTGATTTTTTCCAAAAAATGGACGATCGTGATTGGTGTTATAGTTGCGCTCGATTACCGGGATTGCGTGTTCACCATGGGTAGCGTAAGGTGTCCAAAATCTTGTGGGATACGTAAATTGTATAACAGCATAGCTAGGTTTAAGAATAGGATTATACAAATCATGCAGAATGTCTGAGCACATAAGTTTATTATTATTACCAGATAGAGACGAGTCGCTCCAGTCAGCTCCAAGTATTTTAGCAAGTTTTGCACCCCAAGTTTTTTTTCGGAACTTGTCACTCACTCCCCA